TTGCCCTGTTACGGTGATCACGCTGTTCCAAACCCATCCCTCCGGGTCCACCTTCTTTCGCTCCGAGGTTGCCATGGGAATCGGCACATGGGTGAATTCGCAGCCCCCCCGAGCTTCATATAGGAACGGGGATCGTATTTCTCCTTGTTCCCCACATTTCCCTCGATCTTGAGGACGCTGTCATAGTTCTTCATCATATGGCCAACGAGAGGGCGAGTGAACGCATACTGGGTGTCGGTGTCGATATTCATCTTGACGACCCCGTAGTCCACCGCCTCCCGGATCTCCTCGAGAGTAGATCCCGAACCGCCGTGAAAGACCAGTGCAAAGCGTGCTCTTTTGCCAAACGCTTTTTCCACGGCTTCCTGCCCCTCTTTCAGGATAGACGGCCTGAGCTTCACCTGTCCGGGCTTGTAAACGCCGTGCACATTGCCGAAAGTAGAGGCCAAAAGAAAACGCGCCGCCGTCAGCCCGTTGAGACGGCGGTGCACCTCCATCATGTCTTCCGGCGTGGTGTAGAGCTTTTCTCCGCCGTCGCCCGAGACACCGTTGGCCGTTGTGAGAGAGGTGACATTGATAGCGGGGTAGGCGAACTTCTTTTCAAGGGCATGGTCGATCATTCTGCAATATGTCTTGTAATCTGCTACTGGCATGTATTCTTCTCCTTTAAATAAAATTTTAGCCCTGAGGCATCCAGATACTAAAGGGAATAAGCGAAATACATGCCAGAAGGGACTTCAAGGGGCTAACGGTATAACCCGTTATGATCTATAGGTTTTTTTAAGGAGATCATGTTTAGGGAAGGTAAAGCAAAAGGGGTTGTTCGCCGATATATCGGCAAAAAGTCACGATTTCGGCATCAAGGATCTTCCCTCGTTTTCCGCTACATCTGTAATGCCCTTCTTTTCGATTAGAAGCGAAAAGAGATGACGCCGAAATATTGCCAGCCTTCCACATCGACCTTGCCGGCAGTGTCGTCGAAGCTCAGTCCGGTTTGGATGCCGCGTACACCCGCACCAATTATAAATTTTTCTGCAATAATGATATCGATTCCGGCGCGGCCATACACACCGGCACTGAAACCGGAATCGGATTTTGTTTCAACCTGAGATGTCGCGGGATCCTCTTCTTCAGTCTCCCGAGAGCCATAAATCAGCAAAGGACCGGCGCCTGCATACAGCCGGAACCAATTGAGGGGTTGAAAGCTGACATATCCGCCAAAAAAATAATCAAAAATAAACTGATCAATATCTGCTGAAACGGCGATGGTGCCCCCACCACCACCGCCGGAAGCGGCATAAGCGCGGGTTTCGCTCTTCCAGTTGAACAGCCCCCCTGTTTCGATGCCTGCTTGTGATTTTTCCCCAAAAAATGGCTTTTGCACGGCAACACCAACCAACGTGACGTTGTAGTCACCTTCGCTGACCCGTGGGTCGTCGTTTGAAATCACCATTTCACCTGCCATGAATTGAAGTATCATTGTACGATCATCTTCTTTGGCATAGGTTTTAACAACCCCGGATGCCACTATAAAAAGAAAAGCTAAAATTGAAAAGACGATTGTCTTCATGGGTAACCTTCCCTTAAATCAGAGGCGAATTATTGAAGTCCCTTCAATCTCATATACGCTTCCAATAGTTTTGGTTAATGCAACTGTCGTTATTTTACACATATTTAACCCAATGAATAAAGGACATCAAATCATTTTCCGTTTTGTAACAGATAAACCTTTACAATTGATATTCAGACATACAATAAAGATAAAACACTTAAAATTACAACCTATTATTAAACAAGGAGTCCCTTACCATGGCACTCACGAAAGCCCAGAAAGTTGAATCAGTCCAGAATCAGATTGGTTTACCTAAGGATAGATCGTCAGAAACTGTTGAAACTTTACTTGAAATCATCAAAAATACCTTGGCATCCGGTGAGGATGTTTCGATTTCGAGGTTTGGCAAGTTCTGTGTCAAAGAAAAGACTGAACCTAAAGGCCGGAATTCGCCAACCGGTGAGGATATGATTCTGGAACCGAGGAATGTCGTAACTTTTAAGTGTTCTGGGGAATTGAGAAAGAGGATCAATTGGCAATAGTCGATTGATTAGGCAGAAAACCAAAAACGACTACAGGAGAGATCAATGAAAAAGAAAAAGGACAGGGATATCGAAAAGGAATATTCAGTTACAAATGGTGGCAAAATTACTAGGGCTTGCTGATTGTTTAGAAAACGTTACACCATTTAGAATTCAGATTGCAGGTGAAAAAATAAATATCCCTTCCAAGGCTATTTTTAATATTGAACATGAAAGAGAAAACGATACGGAGGAAGTTGATTTTCAATTCAAGTCGAAACGAAAATAATTTATCCGAAAAAAAACGATAGGTTCTATTAAATCAAAATAGATCAAAACAAGTTCGAATTATTTTTCTTTTCGCGATTTCCTTCCAATGACAGCCCCAGGTGTTGCCTTTTTGACCTTCCTTTCATAAGATTTTTTTGCTCTTGATCTGTTCTTTTGCAATTCTTCTTTATAAGCCTCCGGTTCCTCATCTTTTAGTTTTTTTCTTCGATTTCTATTGGATTTGCGTGCGGCACAAGGATTGGAGCAATACATTTTCTCCCTCTTACTCATCTGTATGAACCACCGGACGCATTCATCGCACTGGCGCAATTTACTTAATGGCAGGCCATCCAAAGCTTTCAAAAATTCCAAAATTAAAAAGTCTTCTTCTTTAGGAACCTCCGTGCTTATAATAATTTTGGCATTTTCTCGCCAATCGGGAGCTACAGTCCTGAACCCTCTTTCCGGCATTTCACCGAGTGCAACAATTTGTGCACCAACAGTTAAATTCACAGTGGGTTTTTCATCCAGCAAATCAAATATTTTGAATATTTGTTTCGGTGTGCCTGCTATCTCCATCGCACCAAACCTTGGCTCGAATTTGTGAATTTTTTCCATTATGGATTCAAACTCTTTTCGAAACCAGGCCTGTAGCTCTTTAACCCTTTCTAATGTCTGGAATCTTTTAAAGATATTGTATTCAAACTCAGACAACTTCTTGTCTGTATAGCCTTCAATAAAACCTTTGCTGAGTACCCCTTTTAAAGCTAATGAATCTATGCCCGCCGCCAGTTTGAGTAATTCTATTGTGCTAATTTTGTCCGAATCCATATAAGCAAAATCCAAAAACCAATTCAGATTATCTTTAGTTTGCTTATCCATACCTCCTCCTCTGCGTAAATCATAAAATAGAAGTTAAGCGTAATTTATTTAATGCAAAAATAAATGTCAAGAAAATAAAAAAAACACTTGACCGTTAAATATAATATAGTTAATGAACATTGAAAATAATTATTAACGCAGAACTAAAATAGTAAATTGGAAAGAATGTAGAAAATTTTAAAATTTATTTCAGGGAGGTCATTTCATGAAATATTTAAACACTGAACAAGCGGCGGAGTATCTGAAAAGCCTTGGGACATGTTTTTCTCCTGGGACTTTAGAGGTGTGGAGGTGCCTGGGGAAAGGCCCCCGTTTTATACGTGTGAGGAGAAAAGTTTTTTACTCGAAAGAGGATCTGGAAAAATTTTCCCGAGGTCAGGTTGTAGAAACCATCGATAGCATATGAGATTTTAGATACCTATGCCAACCATGTCTTAAAATTTAAGATTTACAAATGAAAACATATCGAAGTTTTGAAAACATCACCGACGATGCCCCAATATTCACAGTAAGTCAAGGTCACGAATACACAGGCGGGAATTTGAAGAGTGATGCAATCGTTAACCATTTGGGATTTGACAGCATCGAGATCGATGAAGGCCTCGACTGTCGAAAGGAGGTATATTGCTGATGGAAGAACTAATCAAAGAAGGTGCGAGGATAACGGACCGTTTAAAAGAGCTTCAACAGCGTCTTGATGAAATCAACGGCACATTGATCAAAGCGGCTGAATTCAACGGAACCAAAACCGGACATCTCGTTGGCGGGGGGTTTACGGTTAAGTTCCTTAAGCGTGAATATACAAAATGGGATCACCAACGGCTCTCAGAGATCCGGAAGAATGCGGCGGTTTTTAAAAATATTATTTTCGCGGATGTTTTCAAAACCGAAACCCTTTTGAAACCGGTATCGAGCAAGGCTGTTGAAATCGCCATGGCAAAAAACGAAGAATTTGCCAACGCGGTTGAATGGGCGCGGACGGTGACGCCAGGAAAACCATCGGTCACTTACAGCAGGATCGATGACATACCATTTTAAGGGAGGTGATCAATGACTTTAAACCCAATCACAAGCAACTGTTCGAATCGCATCGTTGCCATTGTCGTGAGTAGATACGGCATGGGGAAAACATCCCTCATCCGCACCATCTTCGGGCAGGAATATCTCCCCGGATCCGGATGGACCGAGGTTAAGACTGACGGCGACAAGGTGTGCGTTCTGGCGGCGGAACCCGGGCTCCTGGCGGTAAAGGATCTCGTGGATGCCGGACTGATCGAGGGATACGAGATCAGGTCCCTGGCGGAGTTCAAGGAGGCATATCAGCTCCTTTTATCGGTTCAGGAGATGAAGGAACGGTATTCATGGATATTCATTGATTCTTTGTCGGAGATATCCGAGCGCTGTTACGAGTCCATGAAGGAGAAATATCCCAGCAGGACGGATTCTTTCAAACTGTGGGGCGATTATACCGACATGATGAAGATGCTGATCAAGGGGTTTCGGGACTTGGCCGACTACAACATTGTTTTCACGGCGCTGGAAACCGTCGATAAGGATGAAAACAACATCCGGTACATATCCCCGGCTGTTGCGGGAAAGGACCTCAAGGAAAAGCTCCCCAGCTATTTTGACGAGGTCCTCTACATGAGCGAAATCATCGACGAGAATGGTATCCAGCACCGTGTCATTTACACACAACCGTCCGGAAAATATCCGGCGAAAGACAGATCAGGGAAATTGGGCGCTATAGAAAAGCCAAATTTATTGACAATTAAAAACAAGATATTAGGAGGTTAAAGCATGGCACTATTAAATAAAGACCTGTCTGAGCATGATGCGCAGATGGGGTTCGGGGTATTGCCGGCAGGGTGGTACAGGGCAAGGGTGATCGACTCTGAGATCAAAGATGGACCGAAAGGGAATTACATCAACTGGACATACGAGATCGTCGGGAAACCTAACCGGATATGGGATGTGATGTCTTTATCCAACAGTGTTTCCATGAGCCGCTTGAAATCACTCGCGGTCGCCTGCGGGCTTCACAATCCTAACTTTATCGCCGACACCGAAGAACTGCACGGCAGAGAATTCATGGTAAGGCTGAAAATCGAGGAAGACGAAAACGGACAGTATGAACCTAAAAACAAAGCGACGGCCTTCAAGGCTGTCGAGGAATCTTGCGTAAAACCTGTGTCATTTCAACAGCCCAGAATTGATGCTCACATCGCATCTTCTAAAACTTCAACCCAATCCCAACAACCGCGAATGCCATGGGAGAAATAATTCTACGGCAATATCAAAAGGATTGCCTGGACGCCATAGTCCGGGCAATCCCGAATGATAAGGACATCCTGTTCCAGGCGGCCACAGGTGCAGGCAAGACCATTATATTTTGCAGCCTTATAAAACACCTGTTAACTGAATGGCCGTACATCCGTATTGGTATCCTGGCACATCGAAGGGAATTGATCACACAAAATCGTGACAAACTTCTTTCGGTGTGGCCGGATGCCCCAGTAGGGATCGCGTGCACGAGCGTTACCAGTCAGGTCATTACCGAAACACCGGTCGTGATCGGAACCATTCAGACCCTGGTCCGCCGCATCGAAGATACCTCGCCGTTTGAGGTAATCATTATTGATGAGGCCCACCGGATCCCGCCGATTAATTTAAAATCCACATACCGGAAATGGGTCCTGGCCATGAGAGAGCATAATCCTAACGTGCGGATCATCGGATGCACAGCCACGCCGTTCAGGCTCGGCCACGGCTATATATTCGGCAAAGCCTGCAAGCCAAGGCATGACAACCTTTTTCCGAAACTGCACTATTCAATAGGTATCCGAGCGCTTCAGAAAGAGAACTATTTGTGTGAATATCACGCGATGGAAGCAGAGGACGTATCTGATGACCTCAAAAATGTCAGAGTTTCCGGAGACTACAACCTCGGAGATCTGTCGAATGTTATGAGCCGGCCTGTCCATTTGGGATCTGCTGTGTCCGCGATACAGAAATATGCCGAAGACCGGAAACGGATTATCGTGTTCTGCTGCACAATAGACCATTCTGAAAAATTAGTGACTGCGCTAAAAAAAGAAAACATCGTATCCGCATATATCCATTCTAAAATGCCGATTCCGCAACGCGACATGATTTTAAAAGAGTTTGAGGCCGGCAGGATCAGGGTGCTGTGCAATATCGGCGTTCTCACCGAAGGCTGGGATTCCCCTGCTGTGGATTGCGTGCTTTTGTGCCGGCCCACAAAGTCTACTGGACTGTATGTGCAAATGGTCGGGCGCGGTTTAAGGCCGCATCCGGACAAGAAGAATGTGCTGATCCTCGACCTGTCGAGCAACTGCACCTATCACGGGGATCCCAATAACCCATCCGTAAAAATCGCAAATACTACAAATTATAATAAGCAAGCCCCGACCAAGATTTGTCCTGAATGTCAGACGATCCATTTTTTAGGTGTCAAGGAATGCAATGTCTGTGGGTATGTTTTTATTAAAGAACCTGAGGTTGACAATGGTTCAAAGCATATGCGCGACGTATCATGGATCAGGCATGAGGCTCCAATCGTTGTAACCGTCGAGCATATCGAGGCACAGGACTATATCAGTCAAAATGGCAATCGGATGCTCAAAGTGAGTATGCGGTGCCGGCGGTCCGGTGCGCTGATCCCTGTTTTTGTAAATCATTTTTTTGATTTCGAAGGGAACGGGTCCGACCGCGGGATGATTTTTTCAAGGCGCCTGTGGGAAAATCTCGCCGGAACAGATCCGCCGGAAACCGTAGAAGAGGCAAAAGAGCGTGAGCACGAATTGTTTTACGGAATTCCGGCACGGATTGAAATCAGAAAAAAAGAGAGATGGTGGAACGTAGAGTACTGGGGGATAAAGGCCTGGAACAAAGCAAAGGAGGAGAAACTGCATGGCATCCCTGAGGAATTACCGTTCTGATGACCGGATAGCCGTGGCCCTGGTCAACGACATGTACGCTGCGGCGGAGAAAGAATGTCAATCATCTAAAAAAAGAAACTATCTCGGCATGTCGGAGATCGGAAAGCCGTGTGACAGAGAGTTGTGGCTCAACTTTCGAGGATTTCCACAGGTACAGATAGACGGCAGAGTGCTGATGCTGTTTGAATTTGGCAATCTGATTGAAGAGCGGATCATATTTTGGCTTCGCGAGGCCGGGTACGATGTGTCGAATCAGCAACTGTCGTTCGAATCGTACAACGGATGGTTCAGGGGCCATTGCGACGGCACCATATCAGGAATTACGAAAAAAACCCATATCCTCGAAGTCAAATCCGCGAACACAAAGAAATTCGACTCCTTCAAGCGGTTCGGTGTCAGAAAAACATACCCTGTCTATTACAGCCAGGTGCAGTGCTACATGGGTTACAGCGACCTCGAAAGGGCCCTGGTGGTTGTTCAATGCAAGGATACATCCGAGATATATGCGGAACGGATATATTTCAACAACAGCGATTTCCAGGCTCTGCGTCAGCGGGCATACAACATCATCATCACAAATTCCATCCCGAAAAGACCATTCGATAAAGACTCATTCGAATGTAAATTCTGCAATCAGCGAATAACGTGTTATCACCCGGAGGTAACCCCAGTGGATATCAGATGCAATACCTGTCATTACCATGGATTCTGGCAATTGGAGCAATATTGCTGGCACCCAAAACACCCGTATAAGATTGAGGACACAAGTCTGAAATGCGACGACTGGACGGATATGTTTGAAAAACTGACACCAGGACAGAAATTGGAATATGAAAAAGTTAGATCAGATGAGCTCAAACAATTCCATGCTTAACACCGCGCTGGAATACCTCGAAATGGGGTTCTCCGTTATCCCGGTGAAACGATCGGACAAAAAGCCGTATCTCAAAAGCTGGAAGGAATACCAGAAACGCCTCCCGACAGAGGAAGAAATTGAAAGATGGTGGATGCTATGGCCAAATGCCAATATCGCCATCATCACCGGCAAGGTTTCCGGGATTATTATCGTGGATGCCGACGGTCCGGTTGGAATCCAATGGATGGCCGACAACCTGCAGAAAACAACGGTCTATAATCAAACATACAAGGGCGTGCATGGCGTATATAAAAATCCGCAGAACGCTGTTATTAAAAACATGGTGCGCCTAGCACCGGAGGTGGACATCCGCGGGGAGGGCGGATATTTTATTTCGCCGCCGTCGGTGCATCAGAGTGGCCATGTCTATAAATGGGTTTTTCTTCTCGATGGATGGGCCGACCTTCCGGAATACCAGCCCCCGTCGTCCATCGGAAAATCCGACAAGAAAAAAACCGGGAACCTCAATATAGACCTGTCCCGGATTGCATCAAAACTTGACACCAACAAAATAGAGGCAGGGATCCCTCAAGGAGAAAGAGACAACCTCTTGTTCAGAGAAGCCTGCCGTTTGCGCGGAAAAAACCTGACCCTGGAAGAGGCGTGGCTCCTTTTAAAATCGTTCGCTGATCGGTGCGATCCGCCGTTTACGGAAAAAGAAACACGGACAAAGCTATCCCAGGCATGGAAATACGAGCCTGACGATCCCGAAATTGGCGCTTCTATCGAATGCTTCGATCTCAACCCTGCGAAGCTGTGTGAAAAACAGCCCGAAATTCCAGAAACAATCTTAAAACCCGGTGGCCTGCTGCAGGATATCATGGACTATATCGATGTCAGTTCCGCGGCTGCCGTGCCGTATTTTGCCCTGGCAGCTGCGATAGCCCTCGTCGGGAATATCCTCGGGCACCGTGTGATGACCGAAACCGGCCTCCGGACCAATATGTACGTCATAACCCTTGGGTATTCCGGATCAGGGAAGAGCTCGCCTGTCGGCGCTCTCAAAAATATCCTGTTACGATCATCGGCCGTCAATACCATCGGCATTACCGAACTGACATCTGCACAGGCCATATTCAAGGAATTGTCGCTGGAAAACAAACGGGTCACGCTGATGCTCCTGGACGAGATCGGGCTGGTTTTAAGCGGCCTGAAAAGTCCGAACTCGCCGGCAAGGGAGGTGCCCAGGCTGCTGATGAAACTGTTTTCAAACACCACCGGCATCGAACGGAAGGCATTTGCCGCAAATGACGATATAGTTGTTCCATACAGTCATCTATCTTTATATGGTGCATCCACACCGGAACGGTTTTACGAATCCATATCCGGCGATGAGCTTTCAGATGGATTCCTGGCTCGAATTCTATTATTCGAGTCCCACCACGATGCACCATACCCGAAAAAGAATATCAAAAAAGACATCCCGTATGATCTGATTGATAAAATTAATTCCCTTCACCCGCCGATCATATTTGATGCCACGGACGGCAACCTTCTTGGCAGAAAACCAAAGCCTAAAATGATTGGAATGTCCCAGCAGGCCGATGAATATCACGAGACATTCAAACGGAAATATCACGATCTGAAAAATGAATCCAAGGCCGACGGTTTTGGAAAGTCAACCATTTATGGCCGCGCAGCCGAACATGCGTCCAAACTTGCTCTCATTCATACCATGTCATTGAATGGAGCAAATTGCAGCCTCATCGATATGGTGTCGATCGAATGGGCGTGGATATTAATTGAGTATATTATTGAAAATACGGTTGCTAACATAAAAACAAATGTCTTTGAAACTCTTTTTGAAAAGCAGCGTAATAAGATTCTAAAGGAGATGCGTGCGAAGGGGATACAGGAAGAATATAAAAACGGGTTAACGATCAGAGATTTGACGCGCGGGCCGTGTCGAGGAATGACCTCAAAGGATGTCAAAGAGCTCATAAACACACTCATCATTGCGGGTGAAATCGGAGTTTATAGGGAAAAAGCTCGAAACAACCGTGAAGTGATCAAATATTTCGCCGCGCGATAAAACAGGAAGGTCGCAGCGTCACGAATGTCACATCAATGTCACAGCCCTTTGTGACGCTGAAATAGATCGTATTTCAAATTAATTCAAAAGGTTAATTTTCAACGTCACAATGTCACACGATGTCCTAAAAAAAAGAAATAAAACGAAATTAAAAAAGCCTAAAAAAATACTTTTATTTGAGTACCCCTGTGACACTCGTGACACTCAATATATATTTATATATATTATTAATATTATTATATTTTATTATCTCTCCCAGCGTCACAAAACCATGTGACATTGGTGTGACATTGGTGACGCTGAAATAATTAAAGGAAGGGAACTAAACTTTTTATTAAATTATAGTAAGAATTTAGGTGGGGTTTAGCAGATGGCGAAACCAAAAGTTGATGTTCGTAAATTAAATCAGATGCTTGAGTCCGGAAAATCAGTTAAGCAGTGTGCTAAATTTTTTGGTGTCACCCCAGGGGCGATCAGTCAGCATAAAAAGAATCTGCATGTCGGTGTTGTGAAAAACATTTGCATGGAAAATGCCGCCAGGGTTGTCAATAAGAATCTGAATGCAGTTGAGCAGCTTCAGAAGGTCAACGGCTGTGCCAACGAAATTCTTGACCTGCTCATGCGCTGGAACAGAGGGGATGATGAGGCCCTGCAAATTCTTGAAACTCAGGTTTCCATGAAAAAAGTCAGGGTGGGAGATCAAGAAGCTTTTGTCAAAGAATTCAAGTTCGGAGATCCCCGTTTACTGGCCTTAAAAGCCATGGCCGAGATCCGAAATCAGTTGAAATTGCAGCTTGAAATTTTTCAATGCCTTTACGACTTGAAGGCGGTTCAGGAATTCCAGGAAGAAGTTTTGGATACCATAAAGGGGGTGGACAAAAATGTCAGAAATGAGATCATCAATAGACTCATTAAAAGCCGGGCTCTATATAAGACTCTTAAATTCGATTGAAAAAGAATTTTTGGCAGAATTGCTTAAGCTGCCGCCGAAAGATCCGGCGCTGCATGAAGAGTGGTGCAATCTTGTGGGCCGGGCAGTTAAAAATAAGGTTATAACCTGGAAGCAGTTCTTCGCTATGCTGCAGCCGGATTTTGCCGCGGTATTGAAGGCAAAAATTATTGAGAAAGCTCAAGATCAAAAGAATTATGATCTATTGGCATTTTTAAAATCATTCGAACGATAAAAACGAACGTTTAAATCGGACAATTAAAGATAGATATGTTAGGTGCGGAACTTGAATCTCTATACGGCCGGTCGATGACACCGAAGGAACTGGCAAAGTTTCTAAGTATTGACACACGCACCGTTGTGAAATATGCAGAGAGGTGGGGTGGTGTTGAAGTCTGCCCAGGAAAATACAGGTTCTTTGAAAATCGGATTAAGGAGGTTTTAGATGCCCAGTTTAATAACGAAACGAGGCCTGAAACGATGGAGAGGAACCGTCATGGTCAGAGGAGAAAGGCGGGACAAACTGTTTCCGGATTCCACAAAAGAATCCTATCGGGAAGCGGTTCTTTGGGAAAAGGAAACAATGAAGGAAATCGAAGAGTTGCAGACCGCCATGGATTGCTTGACGATTTTTAATTGGAGCGAAGAATATTTGGATTTTGCCAAAGAACGTTTTGCAGTCAAAACCTATAAAGAGAAAAAATTTGCACTTTCGCGTCTGTGTAAATTTTTTAACCCCGAATTACCCGTCGAAAGTCTATCCCCATCAATGGCACTTGCTTTTTTAAGAGCCCAAGCCAATAAAAGGTCTGGAAACGCCTCAAACAAAGATCGGAAAAACTTGGCTGCTGCCTGGGAATGGAGCCGTAAATATCTTAATGATTTTCCAAGGGATAATGTGAATCCATTCAAATCGGTGGACAAATTCCCGGAAAAAAGATCACCAAGATACGTTCCTTCAGAGGGCGATTTCTGGAAAGTCTACAATGTAGCCGAGGGTCAGGATCAAATTATGTTGCTCACATATTTGCACCTTGCCGCTCGAAGAAAGGAAATTTTCAACGTGACCTGGACCGATATTGACTTCGGCAATAATCAGGTTCGGCTCTGGACGAGCAAAAGGGAAGGTGGAAATCAGGAGGCTGATTGGCTGCCAATGACATCCGAACTCCGCAAGGCATTAATGGGATGGTGGCAGGATCGTCCGGTTAAAGATTCGCCGTATGTTTTTGTATGCTTGGATAAAACACCCTTTTGTGAACAACATTATGGCAAGCCATTTAAAAGCAGACAGCGCCTTATGGGCCGCCTTTGTGAAAAGGCAAAAGTTAATCTTTTTGGTTTTCACGCAATCAGGCACCTGACCGCAACGATTTTGTATCACAAAGGTTATGATGTATCGGTTATTCAGGCAATCTTGAGACATAAGAATCCAACGACAACAAATCGGTATTTGAAATCTTTGGGACTGGAACACACAAGGAAAGCCCTTGAGGAAGGACTGAAAAAACCCGCAACGGTTATTCAGTATCCCAAAAAAATACCTTCAGAGGGAGTCCTCTGAAGGTATTTTGTATCCGGATTTTGTATCCGGAGGGTTTATGTGAAAGGAAGTTAACGTAACCTCCTGTATTTACTGGCGTCCCCAAGGGGATTTGAACCCCTGCTGCCGGCGTGAAAGGCCGGTGTCCTGGACCTGGCTAGACGATGG